TAGTCTTTATACCTGCATCGTTTAAATACTTTGCTATACCGCCATATGTATAGCCATCTTCTCTTAATTGTACCATTTTTTTACACACTAACCACTCTACTTTTGTAGCTCCAAAGCGTATAGAGCGATAAGGTCGCTTTCTAGCCGTTTTAACAGCGCTGAAATTACTATCTGATGAAGAACCCATGCCGTACCATATCGTGCCTTTAAACGCCCTTTGAGGGCCTTTCATACCTATTTCTTCCTTAGGCCTCATCCTGTCTGCAACTCGTGCGAATTGTCTAGCGTAGGTTTAGTTAATCTAAGGTCATCATCCCCTGCCTCATCTGCATCCAATAACTGCTGAGTGTCTAAGGTGTGAAAGAATTGTATTAAGTGATTAGGATGTGTGTCATCTGTTTTTGTGCTACTATTTACTACACTGCCAATTACAGTTATACCACTTCCTCCGCCTGCACCAAAGCCATGATTTCTAACTAGGAAACCTTTGAATGTTCCGCCTACTAATTCACAATCTGATTCGTGAGCTACACGCCACCAATGACCACTTCCAGAACCTTGTATTGTAGAATTTTGTAAATTCCAAGAAGCTGAAGTATCTGCATCTGCTCTACCAGTTATAGTAAACGTTCCACCATTTAGTGCAACGTGTCCTTTGTTTTCAAGTAAATCAATAGTATGTGAATGATTTTGACCATTGAAGGTTGTCCCACTGTTTACTTCTAACTCTGTTGTAATTGTATGATTGCCTGTTGCTACTGCTGTAGACGTTGATGTTAATTTTAATCTTGGAGTATTCAAGGCAGGTAGATTTGTAGAACCAGCATTATCTACAATTAATTGAAACAATCCAGTCATATCTCCTGAGAAATCGTGAGTTTTGCCTGCTGCTTTAATTTTCATTATTGAACTATTACCTGAATCTGTTAGAGCACCGTTAACTACAAGATTACCAAAACAGTCTACAGGATTACCAGAACCTAGTCCAAATCCTTTTAGACTTACAGTAGAACCTGCGTTAATTGTAATGTTTTCAAAATCTTGTGCAGCTTTGAAATTAAAAGTTTGAGTTCCAGACTTAGCAAAGATAAGCGTAGAACTGCCTTTTGTAAATGTTCCTGCTCCTGCCCAAGACGCTCCTGTAATTGTACCATCTGCGGCCGCAGTGCCTTGTATATTATCTACTGTAGAACCATTGCCTTCATCAAACTGCCACATACCTACAAGATTTCCTGTGTTTGCCATATTTGCGTGTGCGTTAAACATATCTGCACGTAATTCAGCTTCAGTTCTTATATCTGAAAAAGCCCTAACCATAGCAATATGGCCGTCAAAAGTTTTAGATGTTGCTGCACTGTTTCCAATTATAAAATCAAAACTTGCGTCAGAGTCTCTAGTTCCTGTACTTGAAAGTGCATTTGTTACTTCAACTTGTTTACCATCTACATATATTTTAGGTAGGTTTGAAAGTGAACTGTTATCATACGTAACTGCAACGTGATTCCATTTATCTTTAGTAACAACTCTGTCTGTAGTTGAAAAACTTGCATCCATACCATCAAAGTATTGATACAACCTTAATTTCATTTTTGAACCTGATTCTGACTCTACGTTAAAAATCCATCTGTCTTTGTCAGCAATACGACCATCATTTCCTTCTCCGTCTGAGTCAGGTTTAATCCAAGCTTCAACAGTCCCGCCACTATCAAAAATATCATCAATACTAGTATCTGAACCACAATTTACTAAATCATCTACACCATCAAAGTCCAAAGCACTCTTACCAATAAGACCACCACTGGTAGTAAAATCTCCTCTACAAGTAATTATATCATCATTACCATTCATTGTCGAACCTGTGGCAAGTGTAATGTTTCCCCAAGTGTTATTTTGCGTAAAATTAGTCGTTCCTCCTACAAACAAAGGAGTATCTGCCCAATTACGAACACCTCCTATAGTGTGAGTTCCACTTCTTAAAAAGATATTTTGCCAAGTAGTTGTCTGTGGATTACAATAACCACCATCCATTACTAACGTTTTAGACGCATAACTGTTGCCACTACCATTACCATCACTGTAATCGCCTCTTGCAAAAATTAAACCTGCACCATTGTTATTACTACCACTGTTGCCTGTAAAATCACCACCAAACTCAACCCTCTGTCCATTCAAATCTAAAGTATCTCCACTACTTACTGTTACGGCATCAAACTCACAATCTCCTGTAAGTC